ACTCAAACGTCTTGCCCTTGATAGCGTTGATACAGGTCTGAGCCTCTGCCTTTGCGTCCTCGACACTCGCCGCATAGCTATACCAGTAAGCACCGACCTTTAGCCCTGCCGCTTTAGCTGCCTTGTAGTGACTCTCGAAATATGGGTCTTTCTGATTAGCGTACTTGCCGAAGCCTGCACGAATGATAACGAAATCGACCCCCGAAGCCTTGACCTTCTTGAAGTCAATGTTCTGCTGATACTGCGAAACGTCAATGCCCTTAAATGTCTTTGCCATAAAAATTACTTCCTTTCTAAATCTTCAATGCGGTGGTTTGCGACCTTTATCTGTTCAGCGACCACCGCATAATCCTGTTCCAGCTTGTACGTCCGAGCGATAACGGAATTGTGCTTATCCACACGCTCAGACAGCTTGTCTATCTTGTACTCAATGAGCTTTTGGCTATCATACTGCGCCTGTTGCATAGTCTTACGGCTGTTAGATGCTATGACAAGCTGACACACTACCGCCGAAGCCGCCGTTATCAGTGCAACGATAATTGCTTCCGTCACTCGTCATCACCCGACTTTCTTTTGGCTGACTGCGTGCCAAAGTAGAACGATATCACCACAGTAAACACTGTGATGAACTGCTCTGCTGAAATCGTGCGGCGCAGTGCCAGCACGCAAAACACCGCTGTCAAGAACAGTGTTACAATGGACTTTACATCAATGAGTTTCGCTAACTTCTGCTTCATGGTATACCTCCTTTGTTATCATCTCATACTCCTCAGCCGTGATCCACTTGCCGACAGCAGCGTGTACCATAGCAGCCGACCACAAACGGTTGTCATAGTATCTCTTGACCTTGACGTAGTTCTTACTCATCGCCGCTCACCTCCAACTCTACACCGTTCAGCATAGCCAGAAAATCGACATTTGCCTTTATTCTGTCTATCTCGGTGACTTTGGGTTTACGGAAATTGTCTTCCGTCAGTCCTGCGGCTTTCAGCATTTCTTCTTGTAAATTTGTCATACGCTACCTCCTATCTCTGACAGCTTAACGATATACTCTTCCTCACTAGGTACTGGTATGCGATAGCTGTCGTTGCTGTTTTTGAACGTGATTGAACCCCCTGCTTCGACCTCGATATTTCGCAGAAAATCATCGTCAATCAGGGTTGATATGTCGGTGACGATTGGTTTTTCTAGTTCGTAGTATAGGATTACACCCTGCATTGCCTGTTTAAATGCGGCGGCATCGGTGTAGGACGTATCGTTGACATAGATATACCCGCCAACGTTTGAAGTAGCTGATATGCCTGTTACGCTGAGTTTGCCCCACGATTCATTTTGCGTTTTTGTCGAATATTTTGGGCATATGAAATTTGGTGCAATGCTATAACTTTTTGTCAATTTTTGCCCGGCTAAATGATGTGTTTTAAATGACACATATTCACCACTTGTCCACGTCAGCGTCCCCAAATCAACGCTGTTCACACACTGATAGTATTTTTTATTTTCGTAATCAACATGGTTCTTAGCCGTTCCTGCACTCCAGCCATAGCCAGGCAGTGCTTTGATTGCTTCGGGGATTTTGTGTGCGGTATCACCCACAGCGACTTCTTCTGTCCCAGCACTGACAATCTCACCTGCATTATATGGGTAATAATCATTAGGGAACATGGCTTCAAATTCTTCCACGCTTGTGGGTTCGTTTCCTGAACCGAACATGGCGGTTAAATTGAAAATCTGAATTTTAATTTTAACGTCATTGAAAACTGTGCCGACCGCAAAACCACTTATTCCAGTAGACTTGCCTAGTGAAATGTCCGATTGTGTCTGATTATAAATCACGTCTGATGAACCACTGGTGATTTTCGGAGTCGATTTACTCCGATTTAGAAAACCAAAACCTATTTCTATGTTGTCTGGATTGTTCAGAATCAGCAGTTTGAAAGCATATTTTCCTATCTTGTTCTGCTCGGGCGTGACATCTCTGAAATTGATGTATGATGCTGTTGTAGTTCCATTAATGGTAATTGTTCCGTCAGAATCAGCGGTCATGGTAGCACCATTGTTTGCTTCTTTTCTTGGCTGAAAACTTTGATTAAATACGATTGACCTACTACCAATATTTTTCACCGACATCAGTTTACCGCCTGTCGGCACAGTTTTCTGATACGCCGTTTCGCTGTCCGTTTCAAACTGGTGTGTTATGCCGTTGCCCAAGTCAAACAGTGCATTTACCCTGCGTTGCAACTCTTTGTCCGTCAGCTTCATCGCAGAAATTTCAGCCGTGTTCTCAGCGATTTTTCCGACAGCTGTAGTGTAGTCCTCAGGCAAACTGTCAGCTATGGATTGTGCTTTCTGTGCGGCAGTTTCAGCAGCTGTTCTGTCCTCTGCGACCTTAGCGGCATGGTCTGTCACTGTAGCCTTATCGGCTGTCACCTGTTCTGCCAACGTCTGAACAGCCTGCTTGTCTGCCGTAGTGCTGTCAGCATTAGTCTTGGCAGTTTTAGCATAGCCTGATGTTATGGTCTTATCAGCTTCGGTCTGCTGTGCTGCCGTTGATGCCTGCGTTGCGGATATCTTAGCGGCGTTCTGTGATGTAACCGCCTGCTGACGTGCGGTTTCTGCGCCCTGCCTTGCAGTGTCTGCCTGCGTAGCGGACGTTTCAGCCGCTGTTTTTGCGGTTTCGGCACGGCTTGCCGCCTGTTCTGCTTTGTCGGCTGATACTCCTGCGGTGGTAGCTGATTTCTCAGCGTTTTCTGCCGCTGTAGTAGCCGTTTCTGCGGCGGTGACGGCTGTCTGCATATCTGCGTGCGTCTGCCTGCCTATGGCGTCTATGCGGTCTAGTGCGTCCATAGCCACATCAGGCGACGGTACTGCATTATCACCGATAGCCGCACCTATTCTCAGGCGGAATATGCGTGATTTTTTTACTAAAATATACTCGTCGCCTGCTAATTTTTTAGCCGCTATCTGACAGCTGACTGTCTGCGCTGACCGCAGTATATCAGCCGTAGGTGTCCACTGTCCGCCTGTGATATCGACCTCATACGCCACACCATCGCCATAGTCGATAGTCAGCACATAGCGGTCTGCACCGTCTATCTCCATGCCCTCGACCGACACAGGGCGGACATTCGTTTCACCCACATAGCCCAAAAGGGCTGTGTTCAGTGTTACGTCATAATCTGCATTTAATGTTATCGTCATTTAATCACCCCTCTTTACTCTATTGCAATATAGTCAACATAGTATGTTCCTGTTGGGACGGTTCCTGTTGCCCCAGCTCCCATGCAGACGTTCAGATAGTACGACTTTCCCGAACCACTAACGTGGGTGCAGAACGTCTTGTATGGTGTTGGTATGTCTGTCTGCCGTAGTGTTGCTATAACCTGCTTAGGCACAAAATTCAGTCCAAGCGGTATCCGCATCAGCGCATTTGCTCCCGTCATCTTGTGTTCCACAGTGCCATAGTGTATCTTGCCGGCTCGGCTCAGTATCTCATCGATTTCCTCCCCGGCGTGTTGCATCGGATAATCGTTTTCAGTGATATCCTGCGCCAGTGTCAAATTTTCATCAGCCATTATCTCGCCCCCTTAAAGCTGTTCTTCAACGCTCAGACCTACCGCCGAAATATCAGCACTCAGTCCGCCGTCAAAGGTAAATCCTAAATTCGTTATCGGTATATCATAGCTGTCTGCGTCGTTGGTGTAGGTCACCACGTCACCTATGTCAAATCGTGGGTCACCAAGCCTGTGGTATAGCTCAGTGGTATACCACGAAAATCCACCTATCCTGCGCCACAGAGATTGCAAAAGTGATTCGGTCATATACGGGTTTTCAAATTCTAGTACACGCCCCTGTGTTGTATCTGTCACGCCTAGCGACAACGTTACATCATCACTCACTTTGCAGATAATGCCCACGATAGCGTTCTGCCTTTCTGACAGTGTTGGCAGGTCTATTGTATTGTTATCCAATGTTTTCACGCTCTTGCCATACCACTTTCGGACGTACTTTCCGTACCTGTCAACATAACCAAACTGCCCTTGCGCAGAAGCCAGATAAGACAGCATTTGCCGCATGGTCACGTCTTTTGGCACGGAGCTGACTTTGAAATAGAAATACTTTGAGTACAGCACCTTGCCGTTCTTATCTATCAACCTTCTGCCGTTCTTGTCACGCAGTAGCCGCACCTCTGTATAGTCATTGCCGTTCTGCAATCCTAATTGTCTGCAAATGTCGTCCTCGACTGCTTTATTCCAGTTTGGCATAGGGATATGCGGCACATATGGCTTGTCCGAGAAGTACAGCCTGTCCGCCATTGTCAACTGAACACTGCCGCCTGATTTCTTTGATTTTACGCAGGTAAAACGCCCCATTGGTATCTTTTCACCTGCAAGTATGCCGCTAGTTTCGTAGTCTATGAGGTATAGATATGTGTCATACTCTTTGCCGAGAAACGCTGTTTCAGTGTCACTTATGGTCATGTTCCACGATTGTGAACACACTGCGCCCAGCTCGATGTCATCGGAAAGGCTTGTTGCCTGCATGGAGCTATCAGCTGACATAATGCTGTCACCTGATATAACGCCCTCTGCATTCTCTATCCACAGTCGCCAAGTACGGCAATAGCTCTCGATACGCTGTGCCACAAGCTCCCCTGTTTTGTACATTCAAACGCCCCCTTACTGCATTATCAAGTCCACCGCAACGCCTTTGCAGAACTGCTTGTTCTCATCCCAGCCGAAAACCTCATAGGTGGGGTCGCCTGCATAAACGTCAAAAGTGCTTTCATGAAATGTCTCATCAAGGAGCGTGATACTGAAAAACGGACTGTCAACGTTGGAGATATACTCATTGAGCTTTGCCGTCTCCTCACCTGTGAGATGATACCATTTCAACGTGACAGTTTTCTTTATGGCTCTTATATCGCCCACCATTCTGCAGTTAGCCGTTCGCCCTGCATTGTTCGACCATATCTTGTTGTTTGTAAAGCTCACTTCCGCAGGTGTGGCGACCCTTTCGCTGCCGAATATAAGTCCTCTGCTTTTCATTTTCTGCACCTCCTATGCCCTTATGGGCGACCTGCCGTTGCGCTTGATATAGTCGTTGATATCATCAATAACTATCTGTGTGATAGTCCTGCCATTGAGCGTAAGCGGTATGGTAACGCTTATCTTCTGATTTCCGCCTGCTCCGCCGTAAGACACAAGAGCCTGCAAAACAGCCTGTGTGATAGTATCCAGCGGTGCCTCGATATTCGTGCCACGCTTCTGATCGCCCAGAACTGCAAGAAACTCAGAGTTCGGCGGTATCACTGCACCTTGGGCAAGTTTGGGTATTTCGGGAATATCAATTTGGCTTAGGTCAAAGCCAAATGTCTGACCGCCAAGATCACCGGGAAGCCAATCAGGTGTTGTGAAGCTCAGCTCGTTAATGCCGTCGATTATCCAATTCAAAGCGTCCTCAACTGCACCTGTCAGACCATTTATAAGCCCGATTATCAAATTAATAGGTGTTTTTGCTATGTCAACAAGTGCGTCCCATACGCCTTTGAAGATCTTCTTTACACCCTGCCAAGCTTTTTTCCAATCACCGGTGAACACTCCCGCTATGAACAACACAACGCCTTTAAGTGCTGAAATGATGTTCTTCACGGCGTCAATTATATTGCTTATGACATTGCCCACTGTCTTTATTATCTTGCCAAGCACACTGCTGACTATCGGTCCGAGTATGCTCACAAGCCAGTTCACAACAGGTGCTATGGCTTTGTTGTAAATGCTCAGAACGCTCGTGATAAGTGTTCCAACAAAGTCGAGAAACTCATCAAGCAGAGGTTTCAAGTGCTCCGTCCAAACGCTGTCAGCCACGTCCATGAGCTTGTCAAACACAGGTTTCAAGACCGTTTCCCACAGGTTGAGAAATATGTTCTTTGTGGTGGTTATGCCCTCATTTATGCCGTCAAATATAGGCTGTCCCCACTCGTTCCAAAAGTCTGAAATACTTTGCCAAGTATCGCACCACAGTGTTTTTAAGGCGTTTAACACAGGCTGTGCAACGCCGTTCCACAAGGTATCGAAGATCTCTTTTATGTTGTCAAACAGTACGCCTAGCGTGTTCCATACCTGCGTGCCAAAATCCGCCATTAGGGGTAATCCTACAGTGAGGAAGTTTTGCAGTATAGGGAACACTGCCACATTCCAGATATCAGAAAACACCTTGTTGAAGCTGTCAAAAAGTCCTATGCCTATCTTGCCAAGCGTGCTGAAAGCGGTCTGCATAAGCGGTGTAAAATCGTTTATAAAATAAGCTTTGAGCGGTTCGGAAAGCGACTTTATATCGCTGAAAACTCCGCCGAGTATCTGAGCAAGTTCAATGCTCTCTCTTTCAAGTCCGCTCCATATATCAGCGAAAATAGGCTTAAAATTCTTATCAAGATAGTCTGCAAGCTTTTCAAACTGAGTTCTTACTGATTTGAAAAAGTCAGACAGCTTTTTATCTGCCTTACCCGTATCCACCTCAACGCTAGTCCTGGAAGGCTGCATTATCTTCCCAGCTCCGCTGACCCCAGTGCTGTCTGACTTGCTCTCATCATTCAGCTTGTTCATCTGGTCAAAGCTTGCAAGAGAGCCTTCCTGTGCCTCCTGAGTCTGCTGTGCATTGTCGGCTATACCGCTGTAATTATCCGCCGCCTGAGAGGTGCTTTTAGCTATGTTCTGAGCCTCGTCTGCACTGTTGCTTAGTTCAAAACCGAACGCCTCTGAGAGTGCCCTCGCTGCCCCCTGTGCCAAAGATATAAGCTGTGAAAGCACGCTATTGATCGCCTTGACAGCAGGCAGAAGAACGTTCATCAGCACAGTGCCGATAGTTGCTCCGAACTCTTTCCATTGTTCAGAAAGTATTCTTGTCTGGTTCGCCCAGCTGTCAGAAGTCTTTGCAAAGTCCCCCTGTGCAAGAGCCGTCAGTGACATAACGTAGTTGTATCTCAGTTGAACTTTTTCAGCCTGCGACATATCGGCAGTTGACTTCATTATACCATTTGAAAGTGCATACGCCTGCAAATTGGCGTCCGTCATAACGATACCGAACTGTTTGAGGGTCTCAGTTTCCCCTGTAAAAATTGATTTCAGAGCCGTGCTTGCCACGTCCTGACCAACGTTATAAAACGAAGCCATATCCGCCGACAGCCCTGTAAGAGCCACAGCCATATCGCTTGCACTGTCATTTGCAAGACCCATTCCTGCTGCCATTGCCATGAAGTTTGAGCCTGTCTGCTTTGCGGTGAGCTTTGAAATGCCATAGGTCTTGACAGCCGTGTCAGCGAAGTCCTCCATTTTCTGCTTTGATTCACCGAAAGCCGTGTCAACAACGTTCTGAACTTCCGCAAGGTCTGAGGCTGTTTCTATGGATTGCCTGCCGAAGTCCACAAGCTTCTTGACGGAGAATGCTGCCGTCACAGCCATTGCAAGGCTTTTAAGCTTTGGCTTGATATCCCCCACCATATCAGAAAGGCTTTTCAAGCCCTTTTCAAAGCCATCGCTGTTTATGTTGGTGTCAAAATTCAAGCACCCGTCAGTCATTGTCATTCACCTCCCGTCAGTTGTTTCAGAAACTCTTTGTCCTCGTTTTCAGCCCTCTGCTCTTCTGCTGAGAGCTTTCGTTTAAGGTCTATCATATTGCGGTGGTTTCTGTAAAACTCCTGCTCGTATTTTTCAAGCTTTTTGCCCTTGTTAAGCTTTTGCCGTATGCCTATAACAGACGAAAAAAGCCCCTCGCCTATCTCGTTGAAATAGCCAAGAAAAGTCCACCAGTGAAGATACTCCACAGACCTTGTTTCAAAGCCTGCCGCCTTGTTCACCGCAGGAAAAATAATACTCTCGTCCTGCTCCCAATCAATAGTCTTTGCATGCTGAACGCTCTCCTGCGGAACATCTCCACCGCCCACAAACCAATAAGCCTTGTCAACAGCCTCCTGCAAATGCTCTCGTGGGATATCCTCAGCATAAAGGCATTTAAGACACACATAGCACTTTTCACGCTCGTCAAGTTCGGGGTCTGCAAAGGCTGAATAGATCCGCAGTATGGCCCGAAAATCTGAGCGTATGGCATACTCTTTGCCGTCTATTTCAAGGGCTGTTGGCAAACTGCCTATCATTTCAGCAGCTCCCTGAGCAGAGCCTTTTTGTCCTCGTCAGAAAGCTCCGCCACGTTGACCGCAGGCTGAGCAATATGTTGATGAGCGATAACAGGTGCTATGTACTTCTCCACCTTTTCTTCGAGCTTTATCTGAGCCGCCGTCTGCGCTGACTTTATCTCCTGCACCACCACAACAAGAAGCGCTTCAAGGAAGTTCACAAGCACAGGCTTGCCGTTTGAAGCCACAGAGAACACGTTCACGCTTCCGAGCGCCGCCGTACACACATCGGTTCCAAATATGTCATTGACCATTTCTCTTGCACGCTGGTCATACTCTTTGAGAAGCTGAGTTCTGTCCTCGTTCTTCTCACGTTCTGACACTTCTTCTGCGATATTGTCAGCCTTGCTCATAGCGTCCTGTATCCTAGTGATGATACCAACGTCTGACACGTTTATCCTTATCACTCTGTTCTCATCGCCATTTATAGCGTACTCTTTGTAATTGCCGCTGTTAAAATCTATTGACTGCATTGACATTTCTATCATCCTTTCTGTATTATGGCAAACAAAAAGCACTCCGCTCTGAACGAAGTGCTTTCATATGTTTGTCATATAGTTTATTCTTCCGTAGTCTTTGCAAACGTTGGCACGCCTGCCGCAAAGGTGACAGAGCCTTTCACTCTGTTTCCTGCAAAGGTGCAGTTGAACGGGATATTTACGCCCCCCTGTGGTCCGCCATAAGACTGCGGCTTGACGATGATATCTTCCGTCCATGCGTCATACGCACCTGTGGTCTTGTCAACGATGACTTCAAGCACGCTTGTCTTGCAGGCGTCGCCCGTAAGACGATTCATCATGATATCCTTGAGCTTTTCGTAAAGTGCGTCACCGGGCTTTGCATAGAATGTGTCAAGGTCGAACTCAGGCTCATAGCCGTTGTCCTCAACTGTGGTTTCATCAAGGATATTCTTCTTTGTGGAAGTGTCAGGGTTGAGTGCCACACTTGCGTCCTCAACGTCCTTGCCGAGAAGATACCAGCTTGGTGATGAAGCGACCGCTGCGAATGTAGTGTCAAGATAATGCAGAAGATGACTTCTGTTGAGCTTTCCGCTCTTGTATGAATAATCAGGCATATGTTTTCCTCCTTTTATATCTGATACTGTGCTGCTATCTGCAATTGATACTGCACAGTATCGTTTGTGTTTTCGTTTGGTATTGCGTATATCATTCCGTTTGCACAGGTGAGCTTTTCAAGAACGCCTGTCCTTTCCTCGTCCTCTGTTATGGTAGTGAACGTGGTATCTCGGTGCTTGTCTGCATAGCTTTCAAGCCACATCTGCAATTCAAGCAGCACACCGCTGTTTGACATTCTGTCAAAGTCGTTCATAGACTGATACACCGCATAGAGAATGAAGTTATGCTGTCTTGTCTGTCCGCCCAAAATATCAGAGCTTATAAGGCTGTCGCCTGTTGAGGACAAGCCATAATTGGTTGGCGTATCATCGGTAAAGTCGATATGGATATCGTTGCAAACCTCCGATATTTTCGGAAACTGCTGCAAGATATCTTTCACAAGCTCGATTATGTTCATTTCGCTTTGCCTCCCATTATCGCCGCCGCTCCTCTGAGTATTTGCTGTTTCTTGTCGGCTTTCATTCGCTCAAACCAAAGCTTGCCGGCAAGTGGCTCTTTAAAAGTGCTGTAAACAAGGTCTTTGTCCGTCAGCACTTTCTTTTCTCCATGTCGGGCGTATGCCGAGCCTGTAACAGATGATACCATAAGCTTGCCGTAATACTGATAGCGTGCGTAAGGTGCAAGATACTGTATCTTGCCGCTGCCTATTTTTGTGCCTCTCGTGGCAGACTTTCTTAGATTCGTGCTTAGGGTAGGTGTATACCTCACCATATGCCTTATGCACTCGGCGTCAATAAACTTTTGAGCCTTATCAAAGCGTTCTGAATACTTGCCTGCAAAGGACTTATCCCAAGTGATAGCCCTGCTGTCCATAGGCTGACCTATCTTCATTTCACGCTCACCTCCATATGTGGCAGACCGCCGAACATATAATCATCAATGCTCATTACCGTAACAAAGTCATACTCCGCACGGAACATTTTCATGCTCTCAGATATGCTCTGCGGCGTTTGATTATCGAACTCAAACTCGCATTTTCCTCTCACAAGCATATCCTTTGCAGGGGTTTTCGGTACATTATCATCATAGAAATACACCCTTGTGCTGTCTGAGGTCTGCATACCGCTTTTCACGATACTTCCCGACTTATTCTCACACCAGTAAACTTTCTCTGCATACTTCCGCACAAATCCCTCTGTCTGCTTGTCGAAAAGATACACCGTGCAATCGCTGTTTGCAAGCATTTACCTCACCCCTCTGTAAAGCAGCCCTGTTCCGCTGAGCCATTTGTACACGATATCGTGAACGGCTCTGTCAGCGTTCTGCCTGCGGATATCTGAGCTTTCATATGACTTTGACCAGCCCCCAACGCTTTCGGAAGATACCCCCTGAGTACCGCCCTCCTGCTCTGCCTTGAAGATATTCTCCGCAAGCTCGCAGCAGCACATTTTCACTTCTTCGGGGATATCGTTCTCGTCAACGTTGTCAAGGGTATATTGCTTCATAAGGCTTGTGGCTTGCATTGCATAGAAGTCAAAAGCGGCAGATATGTCAGGCTCTCTGCCGCAAAGATAAACGCCTATATAATAGCTCTCGCTTGCATATGCTTTCATACTGCCGCACCTCTTTACTTCTTGAATCTTGCAAGCACTACCTTTGACTGATCTGAGATAGCCACAGTGTAATGCTTGTCAGCAGATATATCTGTGCAGCGCTTTGTACTCTTTCTTTCGGTCTCAACGTTGGTGTCACGCTTGAGGTAGATAGTCAGAGCTGATGTTTCGTCATCTGTTTCAGTATCAGCGTTGAGCTTGATGATAGGACATATGTAGAAAGTGCCAGCCTTAACAGCGGCGTTCTTTACAACATAGTCACCCACCTTTGGAGTGTAGCCATCTGCACAAGGCGTTACTGAGCCGAGCTTTATCTGTGATGCAGTCGGTGAAGCTGTGCTGTCCGCAACGACTTCCTTTGCACCCTCTGCATCGCTGTCAACTCTCACATACTGTTCCGGGATAGCCTCGTTAAGTGAAACTTTCTTTGACGGAACGATACGGCAGTTCGCTATCTTGCCTATCTCGCCTGTCATGATCACATTGCCGTCATACTTATCAGCTGAAATGAAGTTCGGGTCCTTTCTAAGCTGTGAGTTCTGATGAGGATTAATAAACATAGCCTTTTCGGTGTTCAGCTCCTCATTGAACTTGTCAACAGCGTCAACAATGCCGCTGTAAGAGATAGCAGAAGCCGAGCCGTCATAGATGAGCTGAGCTTTCATAAGTGCGTCCATGCTGTCTGCGTCCACCTTAGAAGCGATAGACATCGCAAGCTGTGAAGTCGCCTGACCTACAGGGTTGCCATAGCCGCTGAGAACAGCCTCGTCGGTTATCTCCACCGCTTTCATGGCTTTCTTTACCTTAGCCTGAGTGGAGTCTGTTTCAAGCTTGACAGTTTCGGCTTCAACGCCCTCTGCAACATCAACTGCGTCGCCGATATACTTGTACTGCGGCACTGTGATAGTGTCTCCGGGAACGCCAACGAGCGTTCTGTCTATCTTCGCAAAGGGAGATACAGTTATCTTAGACTCTATCTTTGCGTCGATCATATCACTCATTACCTCAGGATCGATAAGGTCGGTGATCTTTGTCTGCTCTGCGAAATACTGCATAGAAATTCTAATTCCATTTGTCGTTTTCATAATATCCTATCCTTTCAACTGTTCGTATTTTTCGGGGTCTGTTCGTTTAAGTTCCAACCTCTGCATATACCCCATTTTTGCAAAGGTTTCCTTGCTCACTTCACCTGCGGCAGGCGTCCCTGTGGGAGCAACCGGGTTCTTGATAGGCTCGGAGCTTTCAAAAAGATAATCGTTATCTTTCTTCACGTTCTCGATAGCCGTCTTGATATCCTCAGCCTGATTTTTGGAAGCTTTGAGAGTTTCCACATCAAGCAAAGCTTTAAGAGCCTTGACGTTTCTTGCCTTGCTTGCCGAGATAGCGTTATCAAGGGTAGCGTCAAACTCCATATCAGATATCTTCGCCTGATACTCGGTATCTTTCTTAGCGAGGTCAGCGGTGAGCTGTGCGACTTTGCCGTTAAGCTCCTTGACGTCCACACCCTCAAATTCCTTGAGAGAGTTCTGTGCGGTATCAAGGCTGTCCTTATAGTTATCACGCTCCACCTCAAGGCGGCTTTTCACCTTTTCAAACTCAGCCACAGTCTTATAATTCTCTGCCACCTGTTTTGTGATGTCCTGTTTCTTATCCTCAGGGATAACGATACCCAGTGCGGCAAGGATCTCAAAAATGTTTTTCATATGTTTGTCCTTTCTACATAGCTTATATACCGCTCTGTCTGCGGTGTGAAAGTCTGACAGTTTAACGTCATATCAAGGACGAAATGGTATGAAAAAAGCACCCGTTAAGGTGCTTAGTTCCGATATTTGGGTATAAAAATACCGCCCGACCTTAGTCAAGCGGTAAAATTATCATTTGAAATACTCTGTAAGTTCAACTTCTGAATCAATGTACACAGCGTCAATATAATAACTGTTGTGTACGATTATCTTCTTTCCGTTTAATTCATATATCTGCGTTTGTGAGCCGTCAACATCTGTCAGCATATCGAAACGTTCAATGCCTGGGATATGCTTTTCCAATGCCGCACATTGCTTTTCAAAAATTTCTTTGTCCGCAACCGTGCAAATATTGTATTCATATTTCTTCATTGCTGATCATCCAATCCATACCTTTTATCTACTGATCTTCGTGTTTTTACAGCGGTCTTCAAAGTGTCTGCTACGGCTTCTTCTCTGCTCATGTTTTTTCGTGTCATTTTATCTGATACCAAGTCTTCAAAAGAAATGATAGGGTCGGTCTGGTCAAGGGTTTTACGAGCTTTTTGATCTTCCATTAACTCTCTTGCCTGAAAGCGATACTTGTTACGCAGTTCACAAGCTTGCCTTGCCTGCTCTTCAATAGACTTGCTTTTGTCGATAAGCTGAGGGATATTTTTGTTGTGGTGTTTATACCACTTTCGCACGTCTATATCAGACATCTTACCTTTCATATCAATTATATCACTATAATCTTTTTGCGTCAAGTCTATCTTGGTTTTTCCAACCCCCATATTCCCCAATCCGTCGGCGTTCACACGCTCTCTCTGCTGAGGCAGACCCATTGCTTTTGAAAACCTTGTATACTCCTGGGAAGTGCCACGATATTTACAGCGTGCGTTGATGATATCCTCCTCGTCTGCGCCTGCCTCTTCAAGAAGATGTATCTTCTGCCGCTGGGCTCTCATTGCAGTTTCAAGCTTTCTTTGCCGCTGTAAAGCTTCATACTTTGTGTACTCTTTATCGCCGTATTTAACAGGCTTGTTCTCCTCTGCATTCATCTGCGCAAGCTCCTCGTCTGTGTAGGAACGCTCAGATATGCCGGGGATAAAGGGGTAATAATCGTGATAGCAATTCGCTCCGCACAGACCCGTCACAGTACCAAGACCGCAGATAGTTTCAAGTTCTTTTTTGCTGTAGACCTTGCCCTGCCATTCTTGGTGAGAGGGTCTTGCTCCGCTGTGCCAAGTGACTTCAAAATAGTCTGTACCAAGCTCTTGGGCGTTGTCCTCATTCATTTTTGCGGTTAGCTGTGAAAGCCCTGTCATTACCGAACGCCTTGCGGCTACGTCTGCCCTGTTGCTCCAGCCTGTGGCATAGTCCACAGTGCGAAGACCTGAGTTCGTCATATCCGAAATGACTTTCTTTATGACCGTATTGTAATCGAACGCTCCGCTTGCTATGCCCATTATGGCGTTATCAAGGCTCTGCTGATAAAAGTCAGCCGCCTGCGTGAATTTCAGCTTGCCGTCAGGCTGTTTTACTGCAAATCCGAGTGACTGAGATATGTTTTTAAGCTCCCCCGAAGTCTGCTCCGATACAGCCGACAAAAGCCTTTGCAGACCCTCGTTTTCTTCAAGGGGTATTCGTGCCTTGCCTTTGGTCTTGTATATGCTATCGTCCCATTCATAGCCTTTTTGCAGGATTTCATTGTACAGCTCTTTTATCTCAGCTTTGGAAAGGTCAAGATTATCGGCAATGGCTTTCTTTATCTCACGCTTGCTCATTCCAAGCTCATGAAGTCTGTATATCTGCCAATCTGCCGAACGTGTTATCTCGCCATTTATCTTTATCCTGCGGACGATATCCTCCATTATCTGCATTTCAAGGTCACGCAGGGGCTTGTCAAGAACCATTGAAACTCGCTCTATCTCGCTTGCTTTGAGCATTATTCTATAACCTCTGCGGTGCTGTCGGAGGTCATTTTCTTAGCCGTTTCCTCGTCCTCACCATACCATTTCATTCGGTATTCCCACAGGGGCATAATGCCCATTGAAACGTCCTGACGGTCGCTTGCACGCTTTGTTTCATCATCAGCAAGGATACTGTCCTCAAAGTTCACAGACAGCTCATAGCCGCTTTGAGTAAGCCCATTATAGAACGCCAGCGAATAGCACAGGTCTTCAAGGCAGACACGGAGGTTATTCTGTATCGCCGTGACAGTATCGAACTTTCTCTGCTTTGAGGACTTTATCTCCGTTGCCGTCTTATCAACTGTCTGAGGGTTTGAGATATCCCCATAGGACAGCCCCACAGCAAATTCTATCTCACGCTTGTATTCTTCAAGTCCTGCGATAAAATCAGCCTGTCTTAACTGCGGTGAGAACTCGTGATAAAAGTCACCGCTCGTGCCAGCCGACACATTTACCCCTCTGAAAAGCCGTTCATTGAGCTTAGGCATTTCTGCACGCTTCTTACCTGTGAACGGGTCTGTCACAGGTCTTAGCACAGCCTCGTCAACGTCTATTGCACGTTCTCCTGATTCAAACTCCCAATCGAGCCTGCCGAATTGGATATCAGCTTTTCTTATGACTTCTTCCGCCCCTGCGAACACTGATACGCCTGAATGTGAACCGTCAACTGTATTGTCGATAGGGTTGACATAATAGCCAAAAGAGGGTCGCAGCATAAGGGGATAGGCTATCTGAGGGATAAGCTCCGCCCACTCTGAAACAGCTGTGAGGGGTATCTCAGCGCCGAGAGATACCCCATCATTGGAGCGGAAAGCCCTGTTTGTGATAGTCAGCCCTTTTTCATAGTCCAGAGCGTGATATTCAAGCCTTATGCGGTAATCATTATCGCCCATGCGTTTTATCTCAGGGAAAATGACCTTTATAAGCCTGCCGTTCACGTCATACTCCACAGGAATGAATTGCGACTGCGGAACATACTGCACCTTATCAGCACCCAGCGGCTTTATTATCATTGCTCCTGTTGCAAGACCTCTTTGCAGATTTTTGTTGAGGTTTTCAAGGGCGTTTTTCATTATGGCATCAAGCTTATCGTTGGAAACTTTCAGGGTCATTTCATTGATAGCCGTGTTTGCAAACTCCCTCACAACAGCGTGTTCAAGCCGCAGAGAGTGAACTCCCTTGGGTGCTGCATTACCTGCATACATTCTGTCCCACTTGTCGATAGCTCTTATCATACTGTCCGTCACGGCGATATCAATACCGTAAACGCCCTTTATATCTGACTTTGAAAGCATTCTGCTTATCCACTCCCTTATTTTTGAAATAATGCCCATAGCTTACTGACCCCGCCTTTTCCATACTCTTTCCATTGCATACCGAACGGCGTCGATAACGTGGTCATTGCCGTCGGGATAGCCGCTTATAACGTTGCCCTCTTTATCCCTGTCATACTCGCAGTTGATGAACTCCTCGCAAGCCACAGGACAACGCTTGTTATCTATAACGATACTTCGCAGAGATTGCAGCCACTTATATGAATACTCCCTGCTGTTAGGACCTTTCTCTGCGCCTCTTGCAAGCAAGCCGTATGCTCTGTAATCTTCAACGGACTTGTTCTCTGCACTGTCGCAGGTGATAAGGTCGTTTGCCGTGATACCCAGCTCAAGCAAATGCTTTGCGGTATCAATATTCTTTGTTTTGTTGCAGGTGTACTCCTGCCATATGAACAGCGTGTGCTGAGCAGGGGCATAATGTACTCTGGCAAAAGCGTAAAGGTCGGGATACCAGCCCCAGTCAACGCCGTTATAGATGTTATCAAACTGTGCTATCTCGCTGTCGGTTATCTCTCTTATGAGGACGTTATCAAAAACATTGCCACCCGTACCGTTTGCAACGCCCATATACTCGTTCTCATAGGCAGTGGGATTGGTTTCTTTGAGAAATTCGGCGTCATCAAGAAAAGGCTTGCCAAGCCACTTTTTCGGCACAGTAAGATAAGTGCTTTCGGTAACGAGTCTGTCCGCTCTCGGCACTTTGATGTACTTATTCGCCCAGTTCTGAGCCGACTTCGGAGGGTTGAAAGACTTAAACTTATATGCTCTCTCGCCACCTCTTATAACAGACTGTTCTATCGTTCGCACAGCTTCTTCACCGCCGAACTGGTCAAGCTCCTCAAACCACACAATGCCGATATAGCCAAAAGGCGGCTTGATAGACTTTATCTTGTGCGGGTCATCAGCACCACGAAAGTATATTTTCTGCCCTGTTGAAATGCGTGTGATCTCAAGGGGCGACTTTGTGCAGGCAAACTCATCATCAAGACCAAGTGCAGATATTGCCCAAAGTATCTGAGAATAAACGCTGTCTTTAAGAGTATTCGCCACAGCACGCAGAACGCAGACGTGCATATTCTCATTCTTCATCAGCAGGTCGATAACGTTCAGACCGCAGAATGAAGATTTAGTCGAGCCACGTCCGCCGGGGAAAACATACTCGGAATGTTCCTGCTCTGCAATATCGAACAGGACAGGTGAGAACGTAGGAGCGACAAGGCTCGCAGGGATACCGCTGTACACCTTATCAGGCATAGAAACAGGCTCAAGCTTTTGTTTTTCAAGCCTGAGCCTTGCGTTATCGTATTTTATCTTATGCTTTAGCATATCGTCATCACGGATAATGTCACGCAGCTCTTTCACCGCCGCAACGTCCCCTTGTTTAGCCCTTGCCATAAGAGCCGCATTCACAAGAAGCATATTATTTATGAAGTCAGGGTCAAGGCTGTTAAGGTCAATGCCCTGCTCAACGAGGAACTCATAGTCCGCTCTGGTATTGGCAGGCTGTTCAAGCAGAAAGTCCATTACCTGCTTCATAGTCTTTTTACGTCTGCGGACTTCGCCTGATTTTTTACCGCCTTTTGCACCGTTTTTTCGAGCTTCACTCGAGCTTGGAACTATTAAATTCTGTTCATTCGGCATTCACCTCACCTCGATTTTTTTTGTTCTTTATGGTATGAAAAAAGCCCCGGCAAGCGGAGCTTTATTATTATGGATGATTTTTCTTTGAAATTTTATTTTTCATATTATTTATAGCTTCTTCAGACATTTTATCATGTATTTTAGTTTCTCCTTTTTTAAATATCAACAGCTTTATAAAAACATAATACACATATGTTAAGTTCAAAGTAAAAATTATTAAAATAAAAAACCATATTTTTAAAATATTAGAATTTTTGCTACATAATAAGACAAGCATAGAGAATAAATCAATCAAAACCGTATTAAAAACATTTATCATCATAGTCAAACGTATTTCAGTATTGTCAACAGTTTTGAAAAACGCCGTAATAACATTGCTATCATCTTTATCATATTTTGATTTTGCATTAATTAACTGCCCTAACATGGTACCAAAAAATCCAAATAAAATCGACGAAACCGTTAATGTTGATTTCATGACCTCATTAATATTATCATCTTGGATTTGTAAAAACGGTAGTTTACTTTTTATAAAACATACAATAAGTGCGATAAATATTGGTATACCATACGATTTGCCTATACACTTTAACGCTACCTTAAATTTATTTATAGATATCACCCTCTAATTGTAGATAAACGTTTTTGAAAAAATGATAACATAGTGTTTCTAACCTTTATGCTGCTTAGGCACGTTCTTGGCTCAATGACAAATTCCATTTTGTCCGTAAGAATATTTTTTTCAAATAAATCATATTTATACGAATTATCGTTATCATCAATATAAACTACGTTGGCTTTTCTAAAATTTTCATTTTCTTTTATTAGGTCTATTAGATTATTAATTTCTTCTTCGTTCATACCATTCTCTTTTGAAGAATGTCCCATTCCAAACCTTATATACCCAGTCTTTCCCCCACATTTATCCAAAGTATGTAAATATGCACCAATACCATTATTATCCCCCATACCACTATAATCTTGTGTACTATCAAAAGAAAATTCAATTTGTCTGTATTTTTTGTGCTTAAGCGTTTTTATATCAAAATTATTATAAATAGGCTCAAGCGTTATAAATTCACCGTCATCAAACAAATTATTTTTCATTGCTGTAAAATTAATATAATCCTTTATTCTATCAACGGATAAACTACCTCTGTTAATTTGAATCATCAACGTTTGACTTTTCACATCATAGATTGTATTTACATCGACCGCAATGTATTCATCATCATCCAAATCTATTGGCTCAATCTCTTGATCATCAAAAGCTTTGCTTGGAATAAAAGCGTTTGTCATTTTTATAAATCTCAAATGTACAAAATCATCATCTCGTTCCATTATATGCTCTGATTCCAATCTTGAAGGATATCCTTTTATTTCAGCAATTCTTTCTGCAAGGTTAAAATCAATCATGCAATTAATCCAATTACCCAAATCATATCTTTCTCGTTTTTCTCCATCATGAAAGACAACTCTAAAATATTGAAATTTAATAATCTTTGAAACTGGCATAATAAAATTCTCCTCATAATAATATTTCTTAAATAATATCACTAATCAGAGCGAAAATCAACGAAATGCACCGAATTTCTATATACTGCATAAAAGTCAATTACCTTTTTTATGCAATATATCAAAAATTCGACATTTATGAACTTTTTACGACACAACGCAAAAGCGACCGCAAAATGCAGCCGCCCTTGTGAAAATATTATAAGGAGTTTTGTAAATGGTGGAGCAGATATCAAGCTGGCTCGCTCTCGACCTGCATACACCGCCCGAAGCTCTAGAATATAGTTCACGGCTTGGCGGCGGTTCAAATATTATGTGCTGGCTTTGTCGGGAAACCAACTGACCGTATGGGCAGACCGCAAGCTCATGCACTCACGTTCTGCATAGCCCCTTACGGGGCTTAGAAAATTGG